AAAATAAAAAATAAAAAATAAATAATAATAAATAATAAAAAATAATCAAAATAATTTTAATTTGAGTATTTTTAAACAGAATTAGTTAATGAATGTGTATAAGGATTATTCTTAAAAGCGGTTAAGATATCTGGATTTATACGCTCACAATTAGCACATTCATTATAATATTGCGGTGCTCTAATAGCACCGTGTGTTTGTGCTGATGGTGGCAACATAGATAATTTTGAAAAAGCAGGATTTACTCTTCCGTCTAAACGATCTGAATCACTCTTTATAGTGCTTAAATGCATTTGTTGATTGAATATTTGCGTTCCACCTTGATTTGGTCTATTAACAATAGTTTGTGATTTAATATCGTTATTATGTTGTTTATAAGCGGCTTCGTAACTCATATCACCATAACCAGTTGCAGCTCCGCCTGCTGAAGTATAATATTCGCAACTTGTTGTATCTCTCTGTGTATTATCAGGGGAAGTATAATTATTAACATAGATGCCTTCCTTTTGATTGTTAATGTTAAAATTTGGCGAATAAATCGTTGTTTCCTTAACAGTTGTATTTGTAGTATCATAAGGATTATAAACTGGGCCCTTACCCATAGACGAAGTACCCGCATCACCATAAATACGAACATTATTTATAGTTTCATCTTTACGGGTTGGTCTAAACATATCCATTATTGGTGCGATGACGGCTCCTACAGCTCCACTAAAACCACTTCTTAATGTGTCAGGTTGCTTTACAGTTGATCTGTTATTTTCATAATTTGTATGACTACGTAGATTTCTATCACCGTCAATATGTCCACCTCGACCCATAGCACTAGAATGATTTATATTTCCTTCAAATGCTTCGTGACGTTTCGACGGTTCAAAATTTTGTGGAGCAGTAGTCGCTTTAACATCAGTTGTACCCGCTGGTCCCATATATTCGATATCTATATCATTGCGTCTAACGATACCCATCTCTTGTATTGGTCTCAACGTTTCACCCTTTTCAGCACCAGTTGTTGTTAACCAACGATCCTGAGTATTAATAAAGAATGTATCTGGTCTTTGTTTTTCAATACGACCCAACATTTGTGCTGTCGGAGCACTTTTAATAAAAGAGTTGGCAGGACCCTCGTGATTAGCCAATTCGTATTCCAATTTTGGATTTGTATCAACTCTTAATTGATCTACTGTTTTTGGTAACCATTTATCACGTGCTTCCATACCAGAATTATATCCATTACTTCCATTTATTCCATAACCTTTATCTAAACCTGGTCCAACCATTACAGTGTCGAATGGTTTAACATTGTTAATTTTTGTACCAGGGTTTACTCTTGACTGATAAAAATCACTATTGTTTGGCGCACCGTAAGCCCACTGCATATTTGCCTCAGGTTTAAATAAAGGTGCTTGTTCAATTTTTTTTATTATTTGAGACCCAGAACCGATCATATTATCTAAAACTGATTCGTTTATATTTACATCATATGTGCGACCTTTTACCTTTCCACCGTTAAATGGAACCATATTGTTATGTTTAAATTGATCTGAATTTAAATAATTTCCAGATAAAGAATAAACATCTTGAATATTATTACCTACTTTTGAATTATTTCTTACGTTTGACTCGTATAAATTTTGATTAAAGTATTTATCTGTAGCTACATTTGGATTAGGATATTTTTCAACTGTGTCTACTAACTGATTAACATTAGAAACAGGATAGTTTTGTGGAGGAATATTTGTATTAGGCAAGTAATTGTCTGTTCTTACCTGACCCAAATTACTTCTGACACCCATATTTGTATAATTTTCTTGTCTTTGTTGTCTTATTTCTTTTTTGCTACAATTTTCATTAGATTGATTTGATACTACATACATACCACCTAATGCTATTAAAGGGATTGCTATTTCCATATTTATATATATAGAGTATTATATTTTTATTCACATATAATAATCTAAATCCACTTTTAAAAAGTTGAGCAAAATAATTTTAATTTACTTGTTTTGTTAGACTTTTTCTAAAAGGGGAGTTGCTGACAAGAGTTTGTTTGTTGACATGTTGTTGGTCCTGCTACATATCCACCTCTAATTAAATTGTAACTTGATGGTAAATAGTTCTTTGTTTCATCAATAACACAATCTCTCTTTGGTGTAAAATAATCCTTCTCTAAAATTCTTGTACTCAAATTATTTTGAAAAGGTAAACAAGTATTTGCTTGCGGGTTTAAGGGCAATGAATACCAATCAACCTGTTCTAAATCTCGGTACCACCAAGCAGGATTTGTCGCTCTTGATTGTTCTGTAAACAAATTATTACAGCTAGGATATTGTATTGCTTCATTTTTTACATTATAATTTTGATAATTATCTTTTCCTAAACAATCTCTGCTTAATTGTCTATTTACACCTCTTAAATCACTTTCCAAATTAATAGTATTTGTTCTTAAATTGCCACCCCATTTTTGTATAATAATTTGTGGATCTTCCATATAACAAGGATTTGCACCATTTCCTGGAACATTTAATATCCATTTTCCTGGATCTGTTGATTGTTGTAATGATTTCATTGTTCTCGCATCATCATATTTAAATCTTGTACTAGCCATTTTATATTATATAATTATTTATTTATTATTTAAAAATAAATATATTTAAACTTTATTTATTCATATTTACTTATAATGGAACTTTATGTTAAAAATTCAATATGTTTAAATATGATTGTTAAAAATGAAAGTAGGATTATTACTAGATTATTTGATTCGGTTTTATCTATTATTGATTGTTATTGTATATGTGACACTGGTTCTACTGATAATACAGTTCAAATAATTACAGATTATTTTAAAGACAAAGGTATAAACGGTAAAGTTGTTACAGAACCATTTAAAAATTTTTGTTATAATAGAAATTTTGCCTTAGAATCTTGTTTAGGAATGTCTGATTATGTATTGCTACTTGACGCTGATATGGTTTTAGATGTTTTAAATTTTACAAAAAAATCTTTAAGTGAATTTGATCATTTTGCTATTTTCCAAGGTAATGAATCATTTTATTATCAAAATGTAAGAATTCTTAAAAATAATGGAAAATATAAATATATTGGAGTAACACACGAATATATTGATTCGCCTTCAAACAGTAAAATTTGTACTATTGAAAAAAAAAATTTATTTATTAAAGATTTTGGTGATGGAGGAGCTAAACACGATAAATTTGAAAGAGATATACGTTTACTTACTGAAGGGATTAAAGAAGATCCTAATAATGTAAGATATTATTTTTATTTAGCTAATAGCTATCACGACTCTGGAAAATTTAATGAAGCTATTGATTTTTATAAAAAACGTATTGAATTAGGAGGTTGGCACGAAGAAGTTTGGTATTCCTACTATAGAATTGGTCTTTGTTATAAAAATTTGAATAAAATGATAGATGCTATAAATTATTGGATGGAAGGTTTTGATTATTATCCTAAACGATTAGAAGGTTTATATGAAATTATTAAACATTATAGAATTATTTCTAAACACAAATTAGCATTTTTATTTTATGAACAGTCAAAAAAAAATCTGGATTTAAATCCGTCAATGGACGGTGCGTTATTTTTACAAAATGACGTATACACATGTAAATTATACTATGAATTTACAATTTTCGCTGCATATTTGGGAATTACAAGTATTAATAAAGAAATAGTTATATGTTTAAATAATTTGAATACTTTTGGTGAAATAAGCAATCTTTTACAAAATATGAAATTTTATAAAGATATTTTAAAACCATTATATGTGCGCAAATTAGACAATACTATAATGACTAATATAAATAATGAAGATGTAAAATTTTATTCATCTTCTAGTTGTTTAATTCCTGATATTCATAGAAGTGGGTATAAAATGAACATTAGATATGTTAATTATCATATTACACCTAATGGTAATTATATGGATTGTGATAAACACATTATTACTTCAAACAAAATTATTTCACTCGATAAAAATTTTAATTGTTTGAATGAAAAATGGATGGAAATGATCTTTGATAATAGAAGATATATTGGAATAGAAGATGTTAGAATTTTTCATGATATTAGCTCTAACAATTTATTATATATTGGAACCTCTTTTAGAAAAGATTTAAAAATTGGTATTAGTTCTGGTGTTTATGACATAGAATCTTGTAAATTTATTGGAAATGATATTAATTCAAGCTTTTCAAATTCTGGTTGTGAAAAAAATTGGGTGTTTGTTGATTATAAGGATTCAACTCATGTTATTTATAATTGGTCTCCTTTGAATATTTGTAAAATAAATGATAAAAATGAACTTCATAATATTGAAAACAAACCTATGCCAAATATTTTTAAACTATTTAGAGGATCTTCGTGCGGTTTTAATTATTATAATAATTTTTCCCAAAATAGTAATGAAAATATTAATATTATTATTGAAGAAAAAGAAATATGGTTTGTAACACATCTAGTTTCATATGAACAACCAAGACATTACTATCACGTAATTGTAGTTTTTGACGCAAATTTGAATTTATTAAGATATTCAGCACCATTTAAGTTTGAAGGAGAACCAATCGAATATTGTTTAAGTATAGTTGTTGAAGATGATAGAGTTATTTTAAATTATAGTACTTGGGATAGAACTACAAGAATGGGTGTATATGATAAAAAATATATTGATTCTTTATTAATATATAATTAAAAGTCTGTATTTTATATAATTTCATTTTTGTTATCATAAAAATTAATATTTGATTTATTTCTCTCTATTAAATCATATATTTTTTTATTATCATAATCGTTATTTGATTTTTTTTTTAAATTAATAAACTTTATTATTTCGGGTAACAATAATCTATTATTATTATAATAATCAACTATTATATGCTGTTCAATATAATAAAATATTAATTCGTTATTTGGATTACATTCAAAATATTTTAAAGAATAACACAAAATTTCATATGCTTCTCTTGTGTTATTACAATTAATATACTTTTGAGAACTATTCAATATTAAATCAATATTGTGAATAGGTGATAAATAGTTTGATATTATTCCTTGGTAATCACCATAAAATAGATCGAATAAATGTGGATTTTCTCGTTGGACAATTATCATAATTGCTTCATCTATTTGATACCAATTATCATTATATATTTCTTCCGTTTTTTGTTTAAATAATTCGGAATATTTTAACAGATTTTCTTTAGATCCAGAAAATAACCCACCTGCTATATTATGATGTATTATTTCAAAATATTTTTTAGGTTCTTCATTCTCCGTATATGGATTTATACACAACTGTTTAATTTTATCAGGAATATTATAAATCCATTCATTTATTATTTCAGTATTTCTAGCTACGTGGTTTATACCAAAATCCATCCATATAAAATGACTACTATTAAATGGATTTAAATCGATGGCTTTATCTATAAAATCAAATTTATTATTATTTAAAATAATATAATGAGGCGTCTCGTGATCTAATTCTCCATTAAATATTGTAAATTTATTTTGTAATTCGTTTAATTTATCAATGTATTTATAAAAATATGTTTCTTCAAATGATCTATTATAAATATAAGTTTTTTCTTTTAGGTTTATTCTCTCTTTTTTAATAATGTTAATACATTTTTCGTTATCTGTAAATATTATTAGATTGTATGGCAACTTTAATATAAAGTTTGTTGCGAATTCAAAATATCTATCAATATTATGATTAAACTGTGATTTATATTTATGTTTCTCTTTTTCTCTTATATCATAAAACATTGTAACTATTGTTGGTGATTCAGTATTTTTATGGGTTAAAGATCTAATCGGATTTAAACATTTACCCCAATCAATATGGTTTATTTTTTTTATTTCTTCATCGTATATTTTTTGAATTTCAATATTCCCGTTTTTATTCTGAAATAATATATTATCAAATACATCTTTTACATATTCTATACTATGTTCAAATTTTAATAAATATATTGTGTTGTCTAGTATACCTTCTTTACCTATAAATGAAGTTGTCTCGTTTAAGTTTAAAAATGTGTTCATCGCCCTTCCTAGAATACCAGGGCCTGTAAAATCTAAATTTGAGGAAGGAATTATTTTGTTTTCAATATTATACACAATACGATTTATACAATCTAATAGTATAGGATGTTTTGGAATAGAGGCAATAAAAGAATTAAATAAATTATGAGTTCCTATATTTGGACAGTTATTTAAATCTATTGGCGTCATAAATTCAATATCTTCATTTAAAAATAAATCTATATTTCCTAAACAAATTGTATCTATATCTATATAAATACCTCCGTAAATATATAAAATACAGTATCTCCATAGATCAGCTTTAAAAGCTCCAGGTATAATTCTACAATATGTATTGTAAACAGTTAAATCAAAATATTTTTTTATAAATTGTTCACGATCATCATTATCATAAAAAAAATAAGCATAATTCTGATTTTTTTGTCTCCAAGTTTCTGTTAGAATTCTAAAACCATCTGATAAATTTTTTGTTTCCCACGTTTGAAAAATATTCCGAGGTATTTTAATTAGATTCATAATTAAATTATATAAATATCTTTTAAATATATAATTTTATAAAATTATAACTAATACATTGAAACCAAATTACCAAATGTACTAGTTCCATTACTATATACTGTTAAAACTGCGTTTGAAGGATATAGTTTAGTTGTGTTTGTTGTACCAGTACCAGTACCAGTATCAGTATTAGATGTATCTTCAGTGTCATTAACTATAATAGCATTATCATCGTCAAAACTTGGATCTGTAGGATTTATAGGACCATCTATTGTTGTTAACAAACCAGATAATGTTTGTTGAGTATTGTAATTAATATAAGTTATTCCTGTCATAGGAAAAGATAATATATGGGTCTGATAATCATTACCATTTATAAAAAAGATAGATTGATAACCTGCTGGTAAACTAGTAAATGTAATACCTGATAGTGTATTGCTAGATCCAGAGACTAAATTTATATAATATTGCTGAATTGGATGTGTTTGTTCTGGAACAACAACAGTATTATTTGATTGTAGAGCAAGCGGTGTTGATACAGTTTGAATTTGAGCAAGTGCTGTTGCTGATGGACCTGTAGGTCCGGTCGGACCAAAATCACCTGTTGGTCCTTTACAACTTCTTCCTGTAGGTCCAGTAAATCCAGATCCAGTAGGTCCAGTATTTCCTGGCACTCCTATAGCTGCTGGACCGGTTGGACCTATAGGACCTTCAGGTCCTTGTCCTCTTAAATCGCAACATCTTCGGGCACCTAAATATTGAGTATAATCAATGTAATTTCTTGACATTTATATTATATTAATATTTAATAATAATATAAAATAGTAATTTTAATTTGTTTTTTCTTTTACAATAATAATATTTTATCAAATATTAAACTATAAAATACATTTGCGTTAATATAACAATTTAGAAAATAAAAATTTTTAAAAATATTTTTATAATATATAATGGAAACAAAAATAATTTTTGATTTAAATAATTTTGAAAAACAAAAAAAAGGTCAATGGTGTTTTGCTGCTATGATTCAAATGTTAAACAAACATTATAGTCAACCAATTATGACTCAACAACAAATTGTAGAGAACATTATTAGAAAAACGGATAAAGAAGGTAAATATAGCTCAAGTAATAAAAATAATACTTACGATTCTACAGAAGATAATATTCCCCAAGATCCATTTGGATATTTAACAGAGAAAAATATGATAAATTATTCAAGAAGTAATGAGGTACCTGATTGGACATTAATAAAACAAGAGATTGATGGTAGGAGACCTATTATAGTGCGTGTAGGTGCTAGTGCAGGTCATTATGTATTATTAGTTGGTTACTCTTATCCAGCTGGAGGCATTACTAGAAGAAACACTGATCAAATCAAGTTATATTATATTGATCCAAATAATAATAGTACAGCTTATACTGAACAAAGTAAAAATGGTAATAAAAATCCTAATGAAGTTGTAAATGTAGAATACACAGAGAAAGGTACAAAAGACAAAGTGGGAAGGGCTGATGATGATATAACAGGATTTGCGACAACTAAACCCCCTAGGTGTGAAGGTGGGTCTAAATCTAGAAAATCTAGATCAACTCGTAAAAAAATAGGTGGCAAATGGAGTTTAAAATATAAACGCAGTATTAATTGTAAAAGACCAAGGGGTTTCTCTCAAAAACAACATTGTAAATATGGTAGAAAAAAATAAATTTACGTAGAGGGCAATGGTGCTAAGCAGAGACGGATTGATCCCAAACTAGCTACATCATACTTGACAACAAGTGGTAAATCGTTCTCCAAATAGACTTCAATTTGCTGGCACAAGTTAGTACACTTAATAAAGTAACCCAAGTTCTTAAGTGAGAATTCACCTTGAATAATTTTAGACGAATCCTGCTTCAAAATGAACCCCATTGAGCCATCAGATTCGGCACGATGAATTTCTGCTGAAGCAAATTGACCAGAGCATTTAAAGATCAACTCATTACCAACTGACTTGATCTCCAACTTATCAGAAATACAAGAAAGATCTCGAATAATCTTTTGGAAATCAGCAGAAGGCAAATTAATGATTGAAGAGAATTTCACATCAGGATATTGGAGTTCTTCAGGCTCTGGTTCAATAAGACGTAGTTTTTGAGTCTTACATTGCTTAATTTCTCCGTTCTCAAATTTTAATGCTAAATGAGAAACAATTCCGTCAACATAATCATTGTTTTCAATATAAATTGTCAATGTATCATCATTATCGATTGAATTTATTAACTTAAATAGATGAAACATATTGACGCCAATAATAATTTTTTCCTTTTTACATTCATAGAATTCAAAGTTTTGCGCTGCTAAATAAAGATGTGCTAAAATAGTATGCGATTTATCCATATTAATAATACGAATACCATCCGGCTCAAATGTAATATTTGTTTCTAAAAGAATATCTTTTAACGCTGTCATTAAAGTTCTAAATGGAGCAATTTGAACAGTTTTGATAGTTAAAACATTTCCGTCGGTTGGGGTTGATACTTGGTTTTTAGTAGAAAATGAAGACATTATATACTAGTTTTAATTCATAAGCTTTAAATACTTATGAATTAAAATATTAAACGCACATTTAATTAAAATAATTATTTAATTTTAAAAGTAAAATTTATTTATTTAATATTTAAAAACTTATTTAAAAACTATATTCTATAAACATAGAATGGATGATAATAGTATTGAAAATAATTGTAAAGAGACCATTACAAGTTTAATTGAAAAATATAATGGAAATGATTATATGCTTCAAAGAATTTATAATCATATAGTAACATATTTACCAAATACGCTTGATAACGAACTTAAAAATTATGAAAAACGAGTAAATCGCAACACATATTTAACAAATGAACAACAATTATTTATTCAAATTTTTTTGAGTAAAAATAATTTTTATTATTTACCAAACAATAATTTTTTTTATGAATATGATGGTGAAAAATACTTAATTGTAAAAGAAGATGATGTTATTCATAAATTGTTATCGACTATTTCTAAAGATCGAATTCTTATGCAATGGAAATACAAAACAAAGATGAATGTTATTAAACTAATTAAAGAAAGAAATTTATTCACATCTATTCCTGAAACTGACACAATTCAAAATGTTTTAAATGTGCTTTATCCTGCGTTTTTCTCTTCAAAAAATTCAGCAAAGTATTTCCTTACTTCTATTGGTGATAATATTTTAAAAAAAAATTCGCAAGTAATATTTTTGGTTAGTCAAAAAATGAAACAATTTTTAAATGAACTTGACAATATTGCCTTCGCATCTATTGGTAACAGTAGCACAACACATAATTTTATGACTAAATATCACGAAAATCATTCTTATGAAAATTGTAGATTATTAAAAATAAATGAAAATTTTTCAAATAATATTTGGAGAGAATTACTTAAAAAAATAGGTCTTGATCTGCTATGTGTAGCTAGTCATTATTCTAAACGTTATGATAATTCTGATAAATTTATAGATAGTAAATCTGACGAAGAATTGAAAAATTATACTTATTATATAAAAAATACAACTCCAACTGTTATCGTTAATGATTTTTGTAACAAATATATAATTAATGATGCGAATGATTGTGTTATGGAATGGAAAAATCTTCATTTTGTTTGGAAGCAATTTCTCTCTAATTCAAATATACCTAGTGTAATTTATTCAAATACTTTAAAAACTATGTTTAAAGATAGGTTTTCATATAGTGAAGATTCAGATTCTTTTATTGGAATAACTAGTAAATATTTACCTATTCAAAGTGATTTTATTAAGTTTTGGGATAATACTATATCAATTCAAGATATACAATCAGAATCAATATTATTTGATAACGAATTAGAAATTGATGAAATTTGTTATATGTTTAAGATTTGGTCTAAGCAATCTACAGAGCATCTTTTATCAAATGGAAATATTAGCGAAGAAAATATATTAAAAATATTAAAACATTTTTTTCCATCCATTGAAATTATCGAAGATAAATATGTTTTAAATATAACATCAAATATGTGGAATAAAATAAATGATATTAATAACTCAATCGAATATATTAAAGAACAAATTAAAGTTGAACAAAATCTTACTTTAATTTCATTTGATACATTATATAATTATTATTGTAAATTTTGTAATTCTGTATCATCTAAATTTATTGTAAGTAAACGTTTTTTTGAGAAATACATATATTATAAATTATCTGATCATATTGTTTATGAAAAGTTTTTCGAAACTCAAACAATATTAAATTTATAAGTATGTCTATAAATCTATCGTTTTTTAATTTATATAGAAAAGTATTTTATATAAATTTTATACATTTAAGAACTTGCGTTTCCGGCAACAAATTGTAAATTAACGCCGGAAGTTCCGCTAATTCCGCTGATGGGGGAAGGACTTAATGCTGACATACCACCTCTCATACTCTTAGAGCCTTTGCGACCCTTATGGAATGCCTTAAATGTTCCCTTCTTTGGCTTAAAGCCCATTTTGAACAAATGTTTAATGGCTTGTTTACCTCGTTTATGTTGTTTTCTTGAAACAATATGTCCGTTTTTATTTTTCATCAAAGCAGCTTTGGTAAGACCACCGCTTGTGCGTTTGGCTGTTCCGTGCCATACTTGAGCTTTACTTCCTTCAGTTTGATTGAATGTCATTATATTAATAAATGAGAAAAAATTAAAATACTAAATAAAATAAATTCAAAACGCATTTAAAAGTTTGATGGTGGACTACCACTCCCTCCAGGCATTCCTTCCATTCTACCTAAATAATTTAGATTCAATGGTTGTCCTAAATAAGAATTACCATATTGAGTTTTTCCACCTTTATAAAATTTTATTAATTGAGCAATTCTCATATTAGTTGAAATCTGAATTGAAGGTGAATCAGAACCTGTTACAAATTTATCATACTTATCTGAAATACATAAACAATTTTTTTTCGGTGAATCTGGTTTTGCTATATTATATTCTGCTACGTATTTTATAATTTTTCTGGCATCAGATCTTTTTCCAGGCATTAAATTCTGATACGAAGTCATATTTAATATCATAAATTATTTTAATTTTACCAAATTGAATCAATATTATGCCAATACATTTTATCACCTTTTTTAACATTATACACACTTCTAAATAACTTTAATCTAGATAGCGGTACATTTACTCTGTATTTATCCGGAGGATGAGGATTTGTTACTTTATGTACACGATATGCTTTTTTCGCAATACTTTGTCGCATTTGAATAGCAAAATGTGTAAAAAAAGTTGTGAATGATAAATTTCGCATTGGTGCGACTTCGCTATTTTTAATTTGATAATCTCTTAAATACTGTTGACAAATTGTAACGGCTGTTATATCTGCTAAATTTTCACCTATACTATTAACAGCATCAAAATCTACATCATCATGCGAAGCAAAAGCTTCATAATGATTAGTAATTTCATAAATTTTTTTTTCATATATCATTCGATCTTTTGCTGTCCACCAATCTTTAAATATACCATCACAATCATAATGACTACCTGTATCATCTAACGCGTGTGATAATTCGTGTGATAGTGTAAACCCTATACGCGCTAAATTATATTCTATACCTCTCTCATTTAAATCTAAAAATGGTTTCTGTAAATAACCTAATGGTATATATATATCATTCTTTTGAGGTGTATAAAAAGCATTTACTATATAGCATTGTCTTCCAACTAATTTAAGATCTGTCCAGTCTACGCGAGCAAGGTCATATTCGCAACTTTTCCCTTCTAGAGATATGTATTTATCTAATCTCCATTTATATATTTTTTCTATATTTTCCCATACATCATCGTCCGTATAATCTAATATAGGATCCTCTAATAAAACATCATGAGAACCTATTATTATTTTTAACTTGTCTAATTTTTTTAACGCGTGTTTTTTTGTCTGCGGTGAAAGCCAAGTATTATTTTTAATCATTCTTTTATATATATGTAAAAGATCAGTTGATAAATTTGTAACATAATCTATATGTTCTTTAATACCAAAATTTTTTATATATTCATTTGATAACAACTTATCAAAACATAATGATAAAACAAATATAGGTGAAATTGTTTTTGGGACTTTAAATTCAGCTCCTTGAACAAATTTTCTATAAAATTTAAAATATACTTTATAATACTCCTCGTGAAATCTTATTTGTTGTTTTATATTTATGTATACAAACCATTCTCGCCATTTTGGTGTTTTCCACTCTTTATTTAAAATTTCCATCATTGTTTTCAAATAACTTAAATTATCTACTATAAAAAATTCTGGAGTTTTTTTATATCCTAAACTTTTTGTAAATTTATCCCAATCAAAATTATATTTATGAGCGTCTTCCTTTTTCACTATATTATAAAAGCCATTATTTTCTGGTACTGAAGTACTTGACATAGTTAAATATATTTCTCTTCCACAATCAAATAACCATTCATAATTTCTATCTTTAATAGGATCTATATAATCAAATAATTCTTTACAGTAATTTACATATCTATTTTTAAAAAAAGTTTTATATTGTTTTCTAGAAATCGAATCGGTATCTTTTATTACATATAAATCTAAATCATAATATGGTAACTTTGTAACTGTTAAATGACTCCTTAAAGTTGTTGGGTCATATAAATCATTTTTAACACTCCAAGCTATAGGACACGCAAAATTAACTAGTTCATTTCTGTTACAATATGCTAATAAACCATATAGATCATCATCAGCAATAAACTTATCTATTTTACTTATTGTGTTATGTATTTGTTTTTCAACCTTACGATCATTCTTACCAGTTAACGATAATGAATCAAATACATTTTTTAATTGATTTCTTAAAGGTCCTTTTTCGGTTTTTATATAATTTTTTACAATATCAATTAAATCATAATATACTTTTTCTTGAACTATTCTAAAATCATCATATTGCGTGTAAAATTTCTTTTTTAAATAATTACCGTTTTCAACATCAGATAGCCATTGATAATTTATAAATGTATAAAAATCATCATTTGGTTTTACACCTTTTGGAGAAAATGGTTTCAAAAATTGTTTAGCTAAATCATCTTCTGTTTGACTATTATTTTTATTATGCTTTATTTCTTTCGATAGATCTAATTCAAAACTTTTATATTTTGTTTCATCTTGATGTTTATTTACATTATCTAACATTTTTTTTGTAGTATTCTTTTTTATAGTATTCTTTTTTATAGTATTCTTTTTTGTATTATTTCTTTTTGTAACATTATTTTTCTTAATTTGTTTTGTCATATATATATAAACATAATTTATAAATTTTAAAATAAAATTGAATTTAAATAATCAAATAAAAACAAACTTATAATACTATACAGAATGAACACTACCGACATTAATCTCGCAAATAAATATCAGCAAAAGACTGATAAACAACATATTCTTGATAACCCTGATACTTATATTGGTTCAGTAGAGGAAATTGATTCAGATCAGTGGATAATAATAAATGAAAATGGAAATGACAAAATTGTTGAAAAAAATATTAAATATATACCCGGTTTATTTAAATTATTTGATGAAGGAATTGTTAATTGTCGTGATCACGTAGTTCGTATGCTTCAATCAATTGCTAACGGGCAGTCAAATTGCTTGCCTGTAACGAATATTGAAGTTACAATTGATGATGACGGAACAATTACTATGTTAAATGATGGAAACGGCATTGATGTTGCCGAACATCCTGAACATAAAATGTGGATTCCCGAGATGATTTTTGGTCACCTTAGAACATCTACTAATTATGATAAAACAGAAAAAAAGATTGTTGGTGGTAAGAATGGGTTTGGATTTAAACTTGTTTTAATTTGGTCAACTTATGGTTCCGTTGAAACGGTTGATCATATTAGAGGTCTCAAATATAGACAAGAGTTTAAGAATAATTTAGACGAAATATGTAAACCTTCTATCACTAAATGTAAAAATAAACCATACACTAAAATCACATTTAAACCTGATTATAAACGTCTTGGTATTAATGGACTAACATCTGATATTATTGCTCTACTTAAAAAAAGAACATATGATGTTGCTGCGATTACTGATAAAAATTTGAAGGTAAAATATAATGATAAGCTTGTTCCTATTAAAAATTTTCAACAATATATTGATATGTATATTGGCGATAAGAGTGTCGCACCTCGAGTTTATGAAGAAAGCGGTCCCGAAGGAAGATGGGAATATGCGGTTGCTTTGACACAAACAGATGAATTTGTACAGATCTCATTTGTTAATGGTATTCATACATCTAAGGGTGGAAAACACGTTGAATACATACTAGGGCAAATTACTAGAAAACTAGTCGAATTTATCGAGAAGAAAAAGAAAGTTAAGGTTAATCCTAATTCTATAAAAGAGCAATTAATATTGTTTATCAGATGCGACATTGAAAATCCTGCTTTTGATAGTCAAACTAAGGATTATATGAATACTCCTTCTTCAAAATTCGGATCTAAATGTGATGTCAGTGATAAATTTATTGAAAAGATAGCTAAAATGGGTGTTATGGATGCTGCGCTACAATTAACCGAAGTAAAAGAAAATAAAGCCGCTAAGAAAACCGATGGTGTTAAGTCTAAATCTGTTCGCGGTATTCCTAAGTTAACTGATGCTAATTGGGCTGGAACAGATAAATCTAAAGATTGTATTATTATCTTTTGCGAAGGTGATTCAGCTAAAGCTGGTATTATATCTGGTTTATCATCTGAAGACCGTAATACAATTGGTGTTTATCCTATGAAAGGAAAGGTGTTAAATGTTCGCGGCGAGACTGTCAAAAAGATTTCTGAGAACAAGGAAATTTCCGAGATAAAGAAGATTCTAGGTTTGGAAACTGGTAAAAAATATTTAAATATTGAAGATGTTAATAAACAGTTGCGTTATGGTAAGGTTCTATTTATGACTGATCAAGATTTAGATGGAAGTCACATTAAAGGATTGGGCATTAATTTGTTTCAATCTGAGTGGTCTACATTAACTAATATTCCTGGATTTATTGGATTTATGAATACTCCTATCTTGAAGGCAAAGAAAGGATCTGTTGAATTAGATTTCTATAATGACGGTGAATACAATGAATGGAAGGAAGAAAACGACAGTAAAGGATGGAAAATAAAATATTACAAAGGATTAGGTACTAGTACAGGTAAGGAATTCCGTGAATATTTTGAGAAAAAGAAGATTGTCGGATTTCTACAAACTGAGAAATCAGACGATGCTATTGATATGGTTTTCAATAAAAAAAGAGCAGATGATAGAAAGGATTGGTTGAAATTATATAATAGAGATGCGTATCTCGATACTAATAAAACCAACGTTTCTTATGAAGAATTTATAGATAAAGAATTGATTCACTTCTCAAAATACGATTGTGATCGATCTATTCCTAACTTGATGGATGGTCTTAAGATTTCTTTAAGAAAGATATTGTATTCAGGTTTCAAGAAAAACTTAACAACTGAAATTAAAGTAGCACAGTTCTCCGGTTATGTTTCAGAACATTCTGGCTATCATCACGGTGAAGCTAGTTTAAATGCTGCTATTGTTGGAATGGCACAGAACTTTGTAGGATCAAATAATATCAACTTGTTTATGCCTAATGGACAATTTGGCACTAGATTACAAGGTGGCAAAGATAGTGCTTCTGAAAGATATATATTTACTCAATTAAATAAAATTACTAGAAGTATTTTCCCAATTTCAGATGATAATATATTAAATTATTTAAATGATGATGGATTACCTGTAGAACCTATATATTACGCACCTATTATTCCTATGATTCTTGTTAATGGATCAAAGGGTATTGGAACTGGTTTTAGTACAGACATTATGTGTTATAACCCATTACAAATTATTGACTATATAAAGAATAAATTAATGTCAAATAACAATAATTCAATTGATTTTATTCCTTATTATGAAGGATTTAAAGGACATATTTCTAAAATTAATGACGACAAATTCTTAGTTAAAGGATTGTATGAAAAAATAGCAGTAGATCAGATTAAAGTCACTGAATTGCCTGTTGGTTATTGGACTGAGGATTTCAAAGAATTACTCGAAAATTTGATTGATCCTGGTGTTGATAAAGATGGCAAAAAGTTGTCATCTATTGTTAAAGATTATGATGATATGAGCAAAGACACTAATGTAGAATTTACAATTACATTTACTAAGGGTAAGTTAGAAGAATTAGAAAAATCCAAAGGTGATTATGATTGTAATGGTCTTGAAAAACTACTTAAATTGTATACTACAAATAGCACTACCAATATGCATTTATTTGATGCGAATGATACTCTTCAAAAATATGATAAGGTATCTGATATTATTGATACATATTACGAAACTAGATTAAAAATGTATGGGGCTAGAAAAGCATATATGATTGATGCTTTGGAAAAGGAACTTGTTCTATTATCTAATAAAGCAAAATATATCAAGGAAAATTTAGATGGAACTATTGATTTGAGAAAGAAAAAGAAGGAGCAAGTTATTGAATTGTTAAAATCTAAGGGTTATGACAATATTGATGACGATGATGAATTTAAGTATCTTGTTAAAATGCCGATGGATTCCGTAACTGAAGAAAATGTTTATAAATTATTAAAGGATAAAGGTAACAAAGAATTAGAGCTTGAAACTATTAAAACTACTACGATTAATAAAATGTGGGTATCAGAGATCGACAATCTTAGAGAACTATATGTTGAGTATAAAGCAGAAAGATCTAGACTTATGAGTGGTGAGGAAACCAAGAAGAAAAAGGTTGTATCAAAAGGTGTTGTTAAGAAATCTTCTAATAAAGGTTCTTTATTAATTGAAGAATAAATTGTTATAAACAGATATAAATTAAATTAAATATATAAATTGTTAAAAACAGATATAAATTGTTAAAAACAGATATAAATTGTTAAAAACAGATATAAATTTTTTATTTAATTTTTAATCTTTGATATTATTTTTTAAAATATCGTCTACTTTTGATTCATCAAAATTCTCTCCACAATCTATAAAGGTAAATATATTTTTAATATTATTTTTATCAAACATCTTTTCAAAGCTTGTAAAATAACACCAATCTTTATTTTGATTATAAAAATTGTGTAAACTATTATTCATTTCTGATAAATATTTTAAAGCGGATTTGTCTCTTTTATGCCATCCACTTTGACTTTGTAACTGAATATTCTCTCTAATTTGAATTATCACTTTAGTTTGAGGGAACAATATTTTAAAAAATTTAATTAAAAATATTTGATTTTTATCATATCTTATCTCTTTAAAGCCCCATAATTTAGTATTTGAAACATTTTTAAACATTGAAATGATCGTTTCGCGAATTTTTTGTTCAATTTCCTGTATGTTATATGAATTATACCACGATGGTTTTACGTTTTTACTTACTATTTCTTCATATGAAGCTGGAGTATAATGACCTGGAATATATTCAGTTGATGATTTATGAAGTTTCATATAAAATTCCATCAAGCTATTTATTGCTCCATAATTCTCTCCACAAATATTACTATTTGGAATAGTATTTATTATTCTTTGTAAACTTGTTGATCCGGATCGTCCTGTAGCACATATCAGCACTATTTTATCATCCATAATAATATATTACTTTGACATCTTTTTAAATAGTTTCATTTTTTTAAAACCAATTTTTTAATTCTAATTGTCTATCGTTATTGCTTGCCATTACAGGATGAGCAATTGGAATTACTAATGTGCTAACATCAGTAACATATTTCATATAACCTTGCGCTTCACTATACACTTGCTGAATGCAGTATTCTAAAACTATTTTATTTAAATCTGTTATTTGTTGTGTAATATTACCTGGTTGATTTGCTGAATATTGTAAAAAGACACTTCTCATTACTATTTTTAAAGAATCGCAATCCTGTGAACCAATAACATATTGTCCGTTTGATCTGTTATACACACCAGCTCTAATACCATTTTGAATCATCTGGATATTTTGTAGAGAGAAAAAAGCCTGTGATAAAGTTGTTGAACTCCATAATCCTTCTGTAGCATTCCTAAATGTTACACATTGATTAGCTGGAATTTTATCATACATCTGAAATAATTTTGAAGTATTAGGAGTTTTAATATCTATGCGACCGTTATTTACTTTATTATTCATTTATATATAAAATAGGTAAATAGAAAAATTATATTCATTTAATTTATATGGAAGGATTTCAAAAAATTGTACTTTTTTCTGCGATAATAATATTAATTATTGCTTTGGTGATTATTGGTATATCACTCACAAATTCTGCTGATAGCAATTGGCCTCCTATGATCCCTAGCTGTCCTGATTATTGGATTATGGATGGTTCTGGAAATAATACACAGTGTATTAATAGAAAAGATTTAGGAACTTGTCCACCAAATAGTGGATCAAAACACTTAACTATGAATTTTAATTCTGCTCCATATGTTGGTTCTAATAGCTTATGTGCTAAATATACGTGGGCTACAAATTGTGGACTAACTTGGGATGGAATAACATATGGAGTTAATAATCCTTGTCAAACAGCACAATCATCTTAAATATATGTTTTTGGAATAAATATTATAAAAATATTATATATAAATTACACTATATATAATATATGGATATATGTACTAGTGTACAACTGTTACCAGCTGAACTAATAAATTTAATACAAGAATATCTTCCAAAAAAAGAGTTTATTTTTACAAATAGAGAGAATTATAAATTATATCATTCTGAAATCTATATTTCGAGACAAAATTATGATAGTTTTATTAAAAATATTATTAAACGAGATAATGAGTTTGTTTTTAATGTAATTATTCATCAAGATTACAATAAATGGGTTGAAATTAAAAATGTTATATACAAAAATATGACGTTTAATAGTTATATACATTTTATTATTAACTATTGTATTGAAAATGAATCTGATAATTGTAAAAGAGTCTTGTTAGATTTTTTAAAAGAACATGGTTTGTGTAAAAATCTACATAAAAAGAATATTGTAAAATATATAAGATGGACAACTTAGATATTAATAAACTTATTAATAGAGAGAACGAAGCCAAAATTATTAAAAATATTCTTCAAGAATTTGAACTAAATAAAAATAATTTATTATTTAAAAAAGGTATATATGTATTTGGTGATCCTGGAACAGGTAAATCATCGTTTGTAACTAATATTTTAAAGGAGCTAAATTATGATATTATTAAATACGATGCTGGAGATATAAGAAATACTTCTGTTATTGAAGATATTACACGACATAATATGTCTGATAAAAATATTATGAGTTTATTTAATAAAAAGGTTAGAAAAATTGCCATAATTATGGATGAAATAGATGGGATGAATAATGGTGATAAAGGTGGAATAAACACATTGATTAAACTTATTAGACCAAAAAAAACAAAAAAACAAAAAATAGAAGAAGTAACAATAATACCAATTATATGTATTGGAAATTATAAGGTTGATAAAAAAATTAAAGAACTCATGAAAGTATGTAATATTGTTGAATTAAAAACACCTACTACCACGCACATATCAAACATTATTAATGAATTAATACCCAATATTGATACTCATATTAGAAATAACATTTTAAAATACGTTCAGTTTGATTTAAGAAAAATCAATAACATTTACAATATTTATAAAAATAAACCTGGATTACTTACTAATGAAACGATCGAAAATATTTTACAAATTAAATCATTTAGCGATGATACTAAAAAAATTACAAATAAATTATTAAATAATTATTTTCCAATTCAAAATCATAATAATATTATTAATGAAACTGATAGAACTAGTATAGGGTTATTATGGCACGAGAATATAATTGATGTTATTGATAAAATAGATAAAGAACAATCAATTCCTTTTTATTTAGAACAACTTGAAAATATTTGTTTTGCTGATTATATTGACAGAATTACATTTCAAAAACAAATATGGCAATTTAATGAAATGAGCTCACTTATTAAAACATTAAAAAATAACAAATTATATCACAAAACATTTAAAAATAAACAAAAAAATAGTTCAACTGAAATTAGATTTACAAAAGTTTTAACAAAATATTCAACTGAATACAACAATTCATTATTTATTCAAAAATTATGTCAAAAGCTAGGAATGGATAAGAAAGATCTATTAGGGTTTTTTAATGATTTAAAAAATAAATTTAGTGATACTGAAATTATTAGTTTATTAGAAAATTTTGAAATATGTAAACTTGATATCAATCGCATTTACCGATACATAGAAAAATATATTAAAGAAAATGCTTCAGGAACGGTAGATAAAGAAGTAGAAGAAGAAGATGATTTTGAAGAAGAGGAAGTTGAGTGTTAAAAGTATTTTACACTTTTTTACATTTCAAACGCCGATTATTTCACTCCTTATAATTTTCTCTAATAACTATATATGATATTATTAGTTGGATTTCCTAAATCAGGAACCTCATCTTTCCAAAAATTATTTATAAATCTAGGTTATAATTCTTATCATCATTTTTCTAATAAACATGGATTTATTGGAACAATGATACACAAAAATAAGCAAATGAATAAACCATTATTAAATGATTTTCTTAAAACTGATGTTATTACTCAAATGGATGTTTGAAATGAGAAAAGGTGTAAAACAAATAAAACAATTTCCACACGAAAACAAAAACCCAGTCTAAGATAAATTTGGTCTTTGAAATGTAAAAAGGTGTAATATTTCTATTAGTATAAATTTTAAATAAGTATTATAATTTATACAGATGATAGTACCATATTTACCAAAAGAATTGGTAAATATAATAATTAGATTATTATGACTTTAGAAATGAAAATTATATTTCATAAACTAAAGCATATTTATAAAAATTAAAGTTCTTTAACATCGAAAACTTTATCTAATGATAACAGATGACGTTGATGTCTTTTTAACAGACTCCTTTTCCTTCAATCTAGCATCACGCTTTTTTGTCCAATTTAAAATAGTACTTTCATCTAATATTCTGGTACGCATATGTTTCATATAATGGATCGGAGAATTAAAAAACAATAAATTTAATCCTTTCGGATTTTTTAAACCCATTTCTCCTGTTGATAAAACAACAGAAAAAAATAAAACTTCGTCAGCTGATCCTACTCGAGCATTATAATACTCACCCGTTTCAGCATTTCTAATTTTACCATCTAAATTAGAGGTATAGATTTCGACCTTTGTTAGTTTTACACTTCCGTTAGATCTGATAACATTTCTATAAATTTTATTATATCCTTTATCTAAATTTTTAGCATTCTCCATAATTTTAGCATTTTCAGTTGAGCTAGAAATTGAGGAGTCGTCTTGGTGTTGGTTATAATTATTCATTGTATGATTATATATTTATAATATACAGTATCTTTAAGTATATTTAATAATATTTATTAAAATTTATAAGTATTATTAAACCTTGTTATGTAGTACACTTTGTTTTTCTTTAATTTTTTCGCTAATCAAAAGACTAATTTTGTCTTCTAAATATTTAATTTTTTCTTGTAACTTTTGAATATAAAATTCTTGTTCGTTTATTTTTTGTTGTGCTAATTGAGGATTTGTAATGTATTGTAATTTATTCATATTATTTTGTTGTTCTATATATTTATCTTCTTGTTCTTTAATCATTGCTTCTCTTTTCACTCTTATTTCTGCTAATTGTTTTATAACATCACTCTTATGTTCTAACCTTCCATGATCATATGAATCTAATACAATATCTATATCTTCCATAAAAAATTGTAATACATCTTTTTCGTTTACAAAATCGGCAGGAACAAATTTCGATTCAGTAACAAATTGATTTGGTGCTTGAACTAATAATTCTTTTTTGTCAAATGAATTTTGAGTATGTGAAAATACTAAAATACACTTTTTTGAATCCAATTGCGCAAAAGGGATTGTATAATCTTTCAAAAATTTTTTCTCTTCAGCTACACACGATGTCTCATCAAATTTTGTTACACTTAATAACTCTCTTCTAAACGCAAATGTTGCTGCTGTAGAATGATTTGGACCATATGGGCCAAATTTGTACATTTTATGAATATGTTTAAAATAAATAAACATTTCACTTGAACCAGCACATAATGCTTTGGGATTTAATCTTAGTGTATCTACAGCGTGGCTTACTCTTTCAGGTGGATAATAATCGTCATCATCCATATAAACAATTATATCACCTATAGCTTTTTCATTCATTAAATTTCTTTTTTTACCTAATGTCATCTTTTCATCATATTTATGGTACTTAACTTGTGGAATATGTGAAACTAAGTCTTCAATTTTATCCGTACCGTCGTCTATAATGATCCATTCAATCTTATCCTTTGGATATGTCTGATTTTCAAAACATTTTATCATTATAGGAATAAATGGCCTTCTATTAAAAGTTGGTGTACAAATACTTATAAATGGATGCTTTGGAATTTTTTTCTTATCTTTTCCCATTTAATTACAATTAAAATTATTTTTAAGTATTATTTACGAGATAATATTTTACTTGCGTTTTTAATTTCTTTTGATATATTTCCACCACCTTTTATTAAATTATATAAAAATCCTTGTTTACTATTAGTTGATTGTGGTTTAAAACTACATGTTTTCTTGGCTTGATCAAAACTTGTTATCGGTGACATATTATCGTTATTTACAGGATTAAATGTATCAATTGATATTATTCCAAAATATATAAGAATTAATGTTATTATTGAAAATATTCCTGATGCGGCTCCTAATTTTGAAAATGATGATATTATTATAAATAAACTAAATATTCCCATAAATGGAACCTTATAATATTTAAATACATCTTGAATTATTGTTCCTGCTGTTGTTTTCTTACCATTCATTTCAGACTTGTAGGTTATTGATGTAAAAATCGTCCATAACATTAATAAAAATGATAAAAAGAAAAATACAGGCATTGTAAATAAAAATCCAATAGCAAAAATTATTACAAACCATACTGCTATCCAAAAATTTATAGGAGTTCCTAGCCATGTTGTATCTGTCCAATTTGGACCTCCGCTAGCCGAATAATTTGTGTTAGATTTAAAAAACCAACCCATATTGGCAAACCATAAATATATTAGATATAAGTTGTCGCATAATAAAACTAATGCTGATACTATTCCAAATATTATAGGACCAAAAAGTACCATTAAGATTTCAGGTAAACCATTTAATGCGTTCAAAATACTATTGAATGCCGAATAATTAAATTGTACTAACGATTCTATAATCGAAATAAAATAGTTTGCTAAAAAATGCGATTTTGATTCATTTCTATATTCTCTTAACATATCTAACAATTTATTTGAAGAATTGAATTCATCATAAGGAAAATTCATCTTCATAGACATTTGTGGTTCAAAAAATGTTGTAAAAATGTTCGTATTAATTGGTTTTATATTTGGTTTTTCTTCTGTATAAGGATAACAGTTACTTTCTGTTGGTAATATGTTTGACTGTGCCAATTTACAACCGTATAATATTAAACTACTAGAACTAAAATATATAATAAAAACTATAAAAAATAGTATTATCGATGATAAGAAACTTGTCATATTTGTAACATAATCATTTGGTATAGTTTTGGATTCTTCTTTTTTATCATCAATAGCTGATGTATCGCTTGTTGATCCAGACATTTACTTATATTTAAATGATATAAAAAATTACTATATTATTGTATTTACTAAAATGTTCTATTTGTGTTTTTTATTTTTATATTAATTTATATTATATGGAAAAGCAATATAATATAATATTTTTGGCAATAATCAGCTTTATTCTATTAATATCATTGTTTAAGTTGATCGATTACTTAGATAGTAATGACTATATTGTTTTTGAAGCTTTTCAGAATGGTCCTACTCAACAACAACCTGGAGAAGCAACGAGTCATACTGTTGATCTACCTTTAACAACTATAACTAGTTGTAAAAATTTTTGTGGACCTACTGCTAGATGTTCTATAACAGGTCAACAGTGTTCTGCTGATATCGATTGTCCTGGATGCCAAACTATAAAAACTCAAGATAACACTGTATATACACAACAAAATACCGCAAATGTTATTGGAGATAATGCTGCTGGTAAACTTACTTTAGGTGTTACTCCACAATATTCATCATTAACAAGTGGATACGGAACACATGAGACAATTATAACAAAAAATATGGGTTCTAAACCTGCTGCTCCTAATTTTGGTGTAGACACTTGGCTTGGAGAGTTTAATGAAGGTCGTTCTCTCTTTGATAAAAGATATAAACCAAATAATTTACAATTTATGCCTAACTATAAACAAAGATACAGCTTAACTGGGGAATTTATGGATGATGGACCTTTTCCTTCTAATTCACCATTAATTTAACTTTCTTTATCAATAATAATTTCTTTTGCGATTTTTCTAATTATTTTTTCTTCTTTTTCCAAATCATTATCACCTGATCCGCCCATTGATTCAACAATAATAGTGTTATACTGATCTGAGTATTTGGAAGAACTAGTACCGCAATCAGGATGGACTTCTTTAAATTTTAATAATAGTCTTTGATTTTTTGAGGCGACTCTTTTTATTACTTTCCGTAACTTCTTCTTTTCATCATCTTTTTCCCATTTGTTTTCATCTTTTACATAAAGTGTTTCTCTCTTTTTATCAGTACAATGAACTGGACGTTTTGTTACATCTAATTCATTTAAATTTTTTACTATAATATTTGAAATACCATTCACATAACCTAATTCTCCGACTTTTTCTAGATCAGATAACTGTAACTTAATTGAATCGACAAAATCTGTAATGTTCATAGCATCTTTACAAGTTTCGTTTAAAAAGAATTGAAGATTAAAAGACTTATTATGAGAATTTGTATGTGTAGTATTGTGACTATTATTAGTTGTTCCATTTTCAATTACCTTCATCATCATATTTTTATACTCAGAATTCTCTTTATAAGATTCAATTAATAGGTTTTTAAAATCTTTATTTTCGTTTATTAACATTATAATCAATTCATTTTCACTTATTTTTTTATCTTCAAAATTACAAATTTTGTTATGTTTCCATAATCCTTGTCTATGTTGATATTCCTTTCCACAAGAACATATAAATTTTTCTTTTGTCAAATTTTGGCTGATTTTTGGCTGAATTGTGGCTGAATTTTGTCCTATATTGTAATCATTCATACTTCTGTAATGTTTAGCACTTATAATATGAGTATCATAATTACATTTTTTACACGTACCATAGTCACAAAAATTACAATAATATTTAAAAGCTTTATTTTGGCTGAATTTTGGCTGAATTTTGTCTTCTAAAGTCTCCATATAGAATAGACATATATAATTTTAAATACTTTTTGGCAAAAATAAAAAAATTTTATCGTCACAAATTGAAAAACTTTTTTTTAGTGACGAGACGCTAATTTTCAATTATGCAGCGAAAATGATATTTTTGGCAAAGTCTAACGCCCCTTTTGAAAAATGGACAAAAAAAATGTCCAATTTTCATTTTCCCAAAAAAATCTTGGAAAAAAATAAATAATTCGATACTACATGAGTAGGGAACTTTTTTAGAGTATTTTTCTTAAGTCTCCTTCATCATGTAGGATAAATGACCTTTTTAGTATATTACTTTAAATATAAATAATAAATTATGAATTATTATTTATATAATTATAATTATTTTTACACTATGTTGCGTACAATAATCCAGCATTGCCTCCAATGAAAGTAACCATATTAACGCGCTCTTCAATTAAATACATATTGTAATTGTAATCATAAATGCGCCACGTTGGTTTGTTGATACCGACAATATCTCCTGTTACAGGATCGCAAATTGTTAAAACCTGGGCATATGGATCAACTGGCGGTGAAATCGTAGTGAACTCAAATTGAATATTACTAAATCTACTCATATTCATAGCTCCAGATGGCTGTGTTGTAAAGGGACTCGTGTCTAAACAAAAATTATAACAATATAATCCCGGAGGTGCGTAACCTGCCGTTCTTACATATTTTTCAATAAAATTATACACACCAGCTGGTAAAATATTCTCTCTATATTGACCATCCATTAATATTCCTAGAGCAACTAATATCGATTTTATGTTTTGCGGATTATATACTCCAGTAAGATATAGACCACTTAAGGTGCCATATGGATTTAAACCAGGACCAAGTGTTGCTGGTGTTGGAAGAGGAGGCGCAGGATTTGGATTTGGGTAATCTCCTGTTGTCGGCGCAGGCGTAACATCTTGTGGCATATAATTATAAGGCCAATTTGTATAATTAGACCATTGATTGCGCAAATTAGCATCACTCCTTTGAAAATAAAACATCCAACTAATAACCATACCTAACGAATCAATATCAATCTTATTTTGACCTGTTATATTGTAGTATGGTTTTTCATAAACTTGCTTAATTAAATATTTTTGTTCATTTTTGGCAAATATCTCTGCTTCATCATTGGAGAGAAAACAATAAGTACAATTTAAATTTATATCTGCGTTCCAATTTGTTCTAGTATCTACATAAGATGTAGGTCCCAATTCTTCATCTGGAGGTGTTTGTAAAAATCTATAAAACTGCATATAAAATTGATTAAAATTAGGAGCTACTATAGGAAAATTATTCGTGTAATCCATTACGTCACGAATTGTAAACCACTCGTTAATTGGTCTGAATGATACGCTAATTTGAAGCTCATTGTATTGAAGAGCTATTAATGGAAAAGCCTGACTCGTAACCAAATTAAACCAAGCACCTAAAGGAATATATAAAACTCTTCCTGTGATAGACGGTTGCGCACCAGCAGGACTATTAGTGTAATAAGCATTTGGATATGCGTTTACACGTGCGCCATAATTTGCCGGATCATTTAATTCGGGAATATTTCCAATCATATCGCTAAATAGAGCTAATTTTGATCCGGAAAAATCTCTTTGAGCAGAGGCTAAAATGTATTGCCCTGAATATTCTTGTAGTTTTTGATTACCGCAAGTGATTGTTATTTTACTTATGATTTGCGCACCCAAATTATCGATCCATTGGAATTCATATGGCGCCCAGTCTGTATATCCATTTGAACCGTCAGGGTTTGTGTATTCTTGTGGCGGCATAATTGGAGACCAAATATTCGGTAAATTGATCGAAATGTAGCAGTCCATAAGAAGGTCTGAATAACGTTTTATAGTAAAGTTAAATGTTGATTCAGTTGTTAAACTTAATGATGGAGAACCAGTGTAATCTATTCTGAAGTTTTGTTTTCCGTAATTTGTATATTTTTTATAAGTTGCTTTCCAAAAACTTTTTTGAGGATTGCCATTTAAAATTAAATTTGCGTTTCCTTGAGATACAAGATTCATCAAGCCTCCTGCCATAATTAGTATATATTATCATTATTTTTTAATTCTTTATTTCATCATAATATAATTTAATTATTTCTAATAATTCTTTATTTTCTTCATTTTCAATTCTTTCCATTTGCTTTTCAATTTCTTCTTTTAAAACAGGTAAACGAGTATAAAGCATAGGGTTAATTGATTTACCATTTTTATCCTTAAATTTATCAGGATTAAAACGAATATAAATAAATTTACCACCGTGTAACATAAACAAATCATCATACCGTATTTCTTCATCTTTATCATTATATCCTTTATGTTGATTTTCATCTGTTTCAATACATAAAAGTGTATTTCCAATTAATTTTCTATGGTCGATTCTTCTTCTGTGAGTGCAATCACAATTGCCAGTCCATAATGATTTATCGTGTTGAAACCCTTCAAAATTATAATTGATATAATCACGAACAGCTATTTCTTTTGTCTTTGAATTCATTTGTAAAGTTAATGGATCTGTTGGGAATAAATTTTTATAACAATTTGAACAATATCCTTTATATTTTGGATTAGCACTTGTTCCTAAACAATAATTTGCTTTGCATTTTTTACCTATAACATCAACCATTTCATCTATTTTATGCTGCAAACAATATAAACCTAGTTTTTCTCCTTGATTATTAAAAATTGGTCTAGTTTTACAATCTGGATAGATACAAAATTTACTTTTAACATCAACCATTTTATCTAATTTATGTTCTACACAATATATTCCATTTTTTTCGCTGATAAAATTAAATGAAGCTTGTTTTAAACAATTATTAAATTTACATTTACAATTTTTAACATCAATCATATCAGCTAATTTGTGTTGCAAACAATATAAGCCTATTTTTTCATTTATATGATTAAATATAGGTTGAGTTTTACAATTTGGAAAACAGCAAGTATCATGTATTATATCTACCATTCCAAATGTTTTATGTTTTGAACAAAATATAGGTTGAGATTTTTCTTCAAAATTAAAGTTTGGTTTTGATTTACACGATTCATATTGACATTTTTTATTAATAACATCGCACATATTATCTAATTTATGCGATTTACAAAATTTTGCTGGATGATTTGAAAAATTATAACTAGGACGTATTTTACAGCCTTTAAATTCACAACATTTATCCATAATATTTATCATTTTTTCTAGTTTGTGTATTTTACAGAATTTTGCTTTTATTTCATTCTCATAATTATATGTTGATCTTATTGTGCAATTAGGATGCTCGCAAATTTTATTTTTATTTTTAATATCTACCATTTTATCTTTCTTGTGGTCTAAACAAAATTTAGGTTTTTCTTCACCTTCAAAATTATAAGAAGGTTGTATTTTACAATTACCTTCTTGACACAATTGACTAACTAATTTATACTCGTTTTTATGTTCTTTACATCTTATTGGTTTACAATAAAATTCTCCATAACTGGCTTGTTTACGGCACGTCTCAAAATCACAAAGTTTTGGCATATTATAATATATTAAAAGATTATATTTACGTTATTTATCCCCACTTTTAATTTAAGAGATAAATTCTCCTAAATATTATTCCCTTAAATTAAAAATAATATAATATATTAGATTAGATTAATGTCAACACCAACAACAGATTATTTAAGCAAAATTCAAAATATGGATGAAGATTTTCAGAGTTATATGATTATAGTCTTTATTTGTTTAATTTTGATAATATTTATTGGTTATATGATTTATTTAAGTAAACTAGAAAATAGTCAAGTGAATTTTATGAACACATTGTATCCATCTGTAGACGGATATATTAAACCATTAAATTCAAATGATCCTGATTGTAATGGTAATTTGTTTGATTATTATATTAAAACAGCTTATAATGCTTGTAGCGGCGGATCATATAAAAACAGTTTTGTCAGCACAGATGTTTTAAAATCAGTAATAAAACAAGGTGTCAGATGCTTGGACTTTGAAGTATATTCGATTGATGACAAACCTGTTGTCGCATCAAGTACATCAAATGATTACTATGTTAAGGAAACTTTTAATTCAGTAGGCTTTGGAAAAGTAATGGATACAATACAAAATTATGCTTTTTCAGGTGGTAGCTGTCCTAATCCAACGGATCCGCTAATAATACATTTAAGAATTAAGAGTAATAACAAAAAAATGTATACTAAATTAGCAGATGTATTTAAATCGTATTCAAATATTATGCTTGGTAAAAATTATAGTTTCGAAAATTCTGGTAAAAATTTGGGTAGCTTACCTTTACTAACATTTCAAAATAAAGTCATTTTAATCGTAGATAGAATTAATAACTCTTTCTTACAAAATGAAGAGTTTTTGGAATATGTAAACTTAACAAGTAATTCGATTTTTATGAGAGGTTATGATTATTACAATGTTAAAAATAATCCAGACACACAAGAGCTAGCACAATATAATAAAACTGGAATGACAATTGTTTTACCAGATAAAGGCGTTAACCCGCCAAATCCGAGTGCCATTTTATGCCGCACATACGGTTGCCAAATGGTTGCTATGCGTTATCAATTAGTGGATAATTTCTTGATGGAAAATGCGGGATTTTTTGATCAAGGTGGTTACGCGTTCTGTTTAAAACCAGCCAATTTAAGATATCAAGCTGTCACCATACCAACACCAACACCGCAAAATCCATCACTTTCCTATGCTACACGCACTGTTTCATCCGATTATTATAATTTTAAATCATAAACCGAAATAAAATAAAATAAAATAAAATAAAATAAAAATAATAGAAAAAAATAAATTTATAAAACATTAATTATTTATAAATTTATAGATTGTAATATTTATTACATAATTTTATTCTTTAAATCATCATCTATAATATTATTATCTCTCATATTATCATCTAGATTACCAAGTTTAATATGATGTTCAACATTTTTTTTATGTGCTTGCATCTTTCTTATTTCTAATACTAAATCAGTTAGCTTGACACTAGGCGCCCAATTGCTTTCACAAACATAAGATTGACAGCATAAACAATCATAACCAGTTAATTTCATTAGTACTTTTTTAAATGTCTTATCATAACTTTTTAACATAACCGCTTGGTATTCAATGTCATTTACAATTATTTTTGTTGGTGGTCTAAATGGAAAGACTTCATCTATATAAAAACTGACATTATTTATTTCAAAATTTTCTTCATTAACAACATTTACAATAGGCAAACCCTTATTTCTATCAATAGAAATAGATATTGATGAACATATTTCTTTAAGCGTTTGAGCTTCCATACCAAGCCGTCTTTTAAGTACGCCTTGTTTAATGTTACTTAAATTATCTAAACTATTTTGATCTAAGTCACACATCTTTAATAATATAATTTAATTAATTTAAATTAAATAAATATCAATTTTTTTTATAATTAATCTACATATATTATAAAAGATAAATGAAGGAAAAAGTAGATTGTAAAGGTTTAACATTTGATGATTGTGAATTGGCTATATTGCGTATGGCTGTTGACAAAGCTGAAGAAAAAATGGGTAAAAGAATAGTAAATTCAGAAGATATTAAGAATATTATCAAAATAGTAGAAGATTTTATTAGAGTTAAAAATTTGATTTGTTATGGTGGAACTGCTATCAATAATATACTTCCAACTGAAGATCAATTTTATAATAAAGAAGTAGAAATTCCTGATTATGATTTTTTTTCAACAAACGCTTTAGAAGATTCAAAGGAATTAGCTGATGTTTATTTTGAGCACGGCTTCACTGATGTAGAAGCAAAAGCCGGACAACATCACGGAACATATAAGGTTTATGTTAATTATATTCCTGTTGCGGATATAACTTTTTTACATAAAGAAATATACAATTCAGTTAAAAAAGATGCTATCCGCGTTGATGGAATATTATACACACCGCCAAATTATCTTAGAATGTCGATGTATTTAGAGTTATCTAGACCTGCTGGTGATATTAGCAGATGGGAAAAAGTAATGAAACGTTTAGCTGTTTTAAACAAACATTATCCTATAACGGATGTTAATTGTCGTGATGTTGAATACCAGAGAGATATGGATAATGATAACAAAAAAGATGAGGCCATCATTTTTGATACTGTAAGAAATACATTGATAAATCAAGGAGTAGTATTTTTTGGAGGATATACTATTTCACTTTATTCTCAATATATGCCCAAAAAAATGAGACTTAAATTTGAAAAAATAGCCGATTTTGATGTTTTATCTAACAATCCCGAAACAACTGCTCAAATCGTAAAAGAACGGTTAAAAGATATTGGAATTAACAAAGTTAAAATTATAAAAAGAAAATCCGTTGGTGAAATTATACCAGAACATTATGAAATTATGGTTGGTAAAGATTCTATTGTTTTTATTTATAAGCCAATTGCTTGTCACAGTTATAATATTTTAAATATAAATAAACAAAAAGTTAGAATCGCAACAATTGATACTATGTTGAGTTTTTATTTAGCATTTTTATACACAGATAGACCATATTATAACGAGTTTTTAGATAGAACATTATGTATGGCAAAATTGCTTTTTGATGTTCAACAAAAGAATAGATTAGAACAAAAGGGTTTACTTAGACGTTTTAGTATTACGTGTTATGGTCACCAAGATTCGGTTGAAGAAATGCGTGCTGAAAAGGCAAAAAAATATAATGAAATTAAAAAAAGTGGAAACAAAGAAGAGTTAGAAGAATGGTTTTTGAATTATAAACCAGGTGATAAAAAAAATTTGGAAAATTTAAATAAAGAAACTACTGCTAAAAAAGGTAAAACTGATAAAACTAAAAAAACAAAAAGTACAAAAACTAAAAAAACAAAAAGTACAAAAACTAAAAAAACAAAAAGTACAAAAACTAAAAAAAACAAAATATTTGGCATTTACGGATAAAAAACGTAATCAATAAATAAATTATTAACGGTAACAAACATCACCATAACATTCGTTTGAATCTTGAAATGTTACGTGTTTTTGATTATTTTTATAAATTCTGTAAAATACAAAACCTAATATTAAAATCGAAATAACAATAGCAATATACATAAAAACAGCATAATCATTTCCACTGGAAATAACTTCATTTAGATCTTGAATATTTTCTAATGTAAAAACCTGATTAGTTATATCAATTGTCTCGTCCATTTTATTAATTGAATATAAATACTCTAAAATTTAAACTTATAACTAAACTTTTATAACTAAAAACAATAACTTTCTAATAATACAATAAATATATCATTTGATACATTTGATAATATTTTGTATATTACCATTTCCCTAAATTCATCTGGAATTTTATTTTTAAGTAAAATTAAAATTTTTATAAAATAAATACAAATTTTTTCTATTATCATTTTTATGTAATTAAAACATTTATTTGAATAACCCCAATCATTTACATAGCTACACATAGCAGTATTACTTTGCTTTATAAAAAAACTATGTATATCCAGCAATCCAGAGAGAATACGATGAAAATTTGTCTTCTCGTTTCTTACATTTAATAAGTTTCCTATTTTATCATTACCAAAAAGATCTAAGTATAGAATTTTTTTATCGCGTTCTTTAAAAATATGCGGATTTATACCATCTATATATTTATTTTCATATAAAATATTACCATCTATTAAATACGGTAAAAAACTTGATTTAATAATCGTATTTATAATTTCATCTACATTTTTGTATACAGATTTTACAGATTTGGTACCTTTTTTAATATTATTATATGTAATAAATAATTTACCGTTTACTTTTTTACAAATGTCATCTGGTATGCGGTCATTCAAATGTTTTTTAAGATCTTTTATTGTATTTATTCTATAAGAATTTCTAAATTCGTTATTAACAATATCATATAATTTCGGCATTAGATCTAGAGCATCTATAAAATATAAAAACGCAACCGATGAACCTATACTACAGCCTGAAATGCGTTCAATTTTTATATAATTACGCTTTTCCATTTCCTTTAAAAAATGTAAAGCTCCAACTAGATAACTACCATTAAATATACCTCCATCTAATACTAAATCTATTTTTTCAGGTTCTTTACAATTTTTTATATTGTCTGGTAAATTTTCAATTAATTTATTAACATATTCATTTATCATTTATCTATTATAAAAAGATATTTACTATTTTATAATAGAACGAAAGAGAGAAGATTTATCTAAATTTTTTTATTTTCTAATAATCGTTTCATAAAGTCTTCTTCGTTTTTATATGTCACAAATATATTTATCAATTCAGCTGGTGAGTAAAAATATTCTGTTACATTTTCTAACATTTCTGTATCTATTTTATTGTCGAATAAATGAGAATACATTTCTGTTATTGTATTATGACTCGCATTACTAAATTCGTGCGTTATATCAATCCTTCCTGGTCTAATTAATGCCGGATCTAATTTATTATAATGGTTAGAAGATATTATTAAAATCCTTCCTGGTGTTTCGCGTATTCCATCCCATAAATTCAGAATATCATCTAATGTAATAAGTTCTTCTTCGGGAATACTCGAGATTTTTACAGCACCGTTCTCCGATAAACCACAAATTGATTGTATTACATCTCCTATTTTAACACTATCTGCGTTTGAACTTATATTCTTTTCTTTAATCGAATTTGATTCTGTCTTTGATTCTGTCTTTGATTTTTTACTATTTCTATCAAGAATAATATCCCCAATACAATCTATATCCTCAAAAACAATTATTTTTTTGTCAAATGATATAGATTGTCTTTCATTTTTATCATTATATGTATTCTCAAAAAAGAACTGCTCCAACTGTCTTTTGGTTTTAATAATTTTTAATGATACAATAATTATGTGGCGACCGGTATAATTTGCGAGAGCTTTGATAAAGGATGTTTTGCCTGTTCCTGGAGGACCATACAATCCAATACCAAGTGAATACGGTATTCCTTTTTTGAAATACCATTCGCGATTATCTATAAAGTAATTTATTTTAGATAATAATTCTACTTTCCCATCGAAAAAAATATTATCAAATGATCTTGTGCTTTCAAATATATCTTCTCTCCAACAATCTACACTAGATTCGTCATCGGTTATTTTGGTCTTCTCCAAAAAATAAATAAACCTTTTGTTGCTTCGGTTTTCTTTAATAGATGCCAAATGTTTTTCTGTTATGTTATCAATATACTTTTTTATATAACTTACTGGATATACATACGAATACACATTAATAGTTATTTTATCTGTTTTTGTTTTTGTTTTTGACTCTTTATCGTCTCCAGTTTCATCTTCTTCTATTTCAGATTTTACAAAAATATTATCATCTATTTTAAAGTGTTTAGTTTGAAATACCATAAATATATCCAAATTTTGTCTTCTGTCACTACTTGAAGATGATTGAAAATTTGTATGCGATTCTTTAATACGAAAAATTGTTTTATTATTATCTATGTTTTCAATTATATAATTCCAAATTGCTTTAAATCTGTTACTATACACCGATGTTACTGTATTGCTTGCGCTATAACTACAAATAATAGAACTTTTTTTACCCTCAATTACAACAGTATTTTTTCTATAAAAAAAATATTTAATATCGTCAATTGATAATTTTAATAATGTTTCGTATAATCTTGAATCGTAAACATAATTAATTATACAACCTACTACACTAATTAACATAGTCGAAATAATGGCGTCATAAACAGGATTATCTGTTTTTATATAATTAAACAATGTCATTTTTGTGACACTCATATAAGTTGAACTTACTGATTCCATTAAATTATTCATTATGCGTATGCTTATTCTAGTTAATGAATAATATTTATATTGTTTTTTTATACTTTAAAACACGGTCTTTTAGATCTTTTCTCGTTAAAAAACGATTTTCTAAACAGTGTAATTATTTAATTTTCTAGTTATATATAATAATAATGGATACATTTACAATGTTGTTTTGATTTTTTTTCGTGCTTTTTATTACTTTATCTGGATATTTATTGTGTTGTACTAAAAAAACCAATATATTTTATCTTCAAATCGGATCAGGATGCGGAATGTTCGCAACAAGTAAGATTGGTCGTAACTTTTTAGGACTTGTATAATTTTTAATACTTCTTCTTACGCCTATTCTTTATTTTCTTTGTCC